TGGAGAGGATTTGATAACGTGTTTGGAGATATTTGGACTAATCTGGATGGTATCCTAATAGATACTCCTGTCGGTGCCAGTGAGTCCACACCAAACTATGTGTATATTATAAATGACCCTGATAAGTTCACTGATACTTTGTCAGATGCACCTACCAATGCGGATAGAGTAGTAGTATCAGGACATACAGGAGGGTATATTACAAAGTGGGCATTAGGGGAGTATGCAGATATAATACCTGTTAGTGTTGGCGGTTCTGCAACTACTTATATGTGTGACCGTTACTGGGTAGATTACGATAATACTCAGAATACGCTACTGGTTGGTGGCCGTGCTGATTATGGTTCTACTGCTGGCTTGGCTGGCTTCCTTTCTTCTTCTGGTTCGGGTTTTGTTGTTGCCCATGTCAGCTTTAGGTGCTTAACACTGATAAGCTGATTTGATAAAGAAAAGAAAATCATAGTTTCACTATGTAGGACATATATTATACGACTTGGTTAGTTCTAATTGTAAAAACTAGTTAGTAGCAAGGCTAATAATGGTTCTAATGCTAGCTTAGCTAACTTCAATTCTACTAATAGTTCAGGTAATGTTAATGCCAATGTCAGCCCTACTTTGGGTGGTTTCAGCACTGTAATGCAGTGAATTTGAAGAGGACTATACTTGATGAGGTGAGGAAAATAGAGAATAAATAACCAATTAAAAATTGAATGATTATGGCGAGAAAAGCTGGTAGAACAAAGCCCATGTCTCCAAAAGCAGGAGTGACTAAAACTAGGAGAAGGTATGGTTGCGGAGGCAAGGTTAAAAAGTAAGAATCTTTATAAGGTGGAACTGTATTTACTAAAGATAATGCCTATGGTAATTGCTTTAGCATATTTGGTAAATACAGTTTCTTCTTATTTTGGAGTTGATATTCCAATACTTGCAAGTATTGCAGGAATGTCTTTAATACCACTAATATTTATGTATATCTCTTCTTATGTATTCAAGTTTTGTGAGTATCATAGGATGTTTC